CGCGGTGCCCGGCGCAGCTTAAAAACGCTTAGGAAGGACCCTATAACTAATATATTAGATTTGAGGTTCAAATCGAATAGGTTCGATCTTGAATTGAAACACCAATTCATTCAATTGTGTTTCAGAATAAAAAACATTTGGTTTTTTCTTAGCTTTCTTTGCATTGCATCCGTTGCATAAAAGAACTGCGTTGCTCAATGATAAAGGGCTTTCATTGTTGTGGTGATCTATTGTCAATCGCCCTTCCATTTTGCATTTAAAACATTGGCCTTTAAATTTGTCGTAAACTTCCCAACATTGTATCCAAGTTAGGGTTTCAATTTTATTCTTGTGCGTGCCCCTTAGCCTTATTCGATTGGCTTTTCTGCAAATGTAGCATTCGTGATGCTTGCGCATTCTGTGAGAGTTCTTTTTATTGTTATCAAAGAAATGTAAAGGAAGAGTTTTGCGACACTTTAGACATAAAAGCATTGGGCTTCCATATCCTTATTTGACTTTGCTGAGAAGCCTTTGCAGTCGAAAATTCAACTCTCGTGAAAAATTTACTTGGAAAACTTGAGCCCCCCGCTCTTGAAGACGAGCGCCGACTTTTTTCTTTTCGTTCAACAATAATGCCCCAAGTGAAGGGGCCGTTTGCATCATTAAATGTCCCCGCACTTTTCCCGGCTTCATAACCTGCAAACCCTTGGATGCCGTTTTTTGAATAAAACCGCTTTTTACGACAAAGCGTTTTCCGGGGGTGATTTCAACTCGCGTTTTCTTTCGACGTTTTACGGGAATGCCTTTTTGTGGAGTGACAGCCTTAGCCCCCCGCACAAAGTCGATCAATTGCAAGCCTCGTGATTGATAAACAACCGAGCCCGAAAGTGCTCGAAGCCCTTTTCCGCTGGCTTTTTCAATCCAAATATATTTGTTTTTGAGCAAGCTCGATTGGATGCGCATTTCTTTTTTGATTTCGAGCACGCTTTCTTTGCGAAGGGTTGTGAGAGTGCGATTGATCGAAGTGCGAGCGGCACGAAAGACTTCATTTTTCTTGAGCTTGTCGAAAACTTCAAACCCTTGCGCAATGTTGTCCGTGATTTCGACTTTAAAGCTCATAACACCCCCGCCATTGAGCGCCCTGTAAACCCCGGGCGTCCCCAAGGTTGCCGCGTTCCCTCGCTCACTAAGGGCATTCCCGGGCGATCAAACCGGGTTTTAGTGAGGCAATCCATGGAAGCGGGGTCCTTGAGAAAATTGTGCAGTGTTTAAAACATTTCGTCGACAACTTTTTTAAATTTGGCCTTTTCTTTGGGCGTCAAAGGGACTAAGGCCACACGTTTCGGCGTTTTGCCGCCTTTGAGGGCCACAACTTCTTTTTCAACTTGCGCGTCAATCCATTTTTGGAACGTCCCGTGTTTCTTTGCGATCAAGTCGTGCTTTTTGGGTTCAATTCTAACTGAGCGAGTTCGTTTGACTTCGCTTCCGGTTGCTTTTCGCATGGTTTCACCTCGAATTTGATAAATTCTTTTAATTGTTCAAGCGGCCCGCCGTCTCTGCAATCCATGTCAATTCCGAGTTCGCTGAAAATTCGCTCGACAATGGTTTCGGCAGGCCCAACCCACATTGTGTCCGTTGCTTGTTCGCAGACCGCAACTCCGATTTCGGCAAGTGAAACACAAAAGGGCCGCATTGCTTTTCTATGTTCAAGCTCGATCACGTCAAGAAATTTCTCGATGTTGCCTTCAAGATTGTGTCCCGACGTGGTTGAAAGAAAAAATTGCAGTTGGTTTTTCAGTTCGGTGCGGTTCATGCAACCCCCTTGGTGTTTTCCGGTTGTGGTTTCTTTTTTCTCAGTATTGCGGTCGATTTACATTTTGGACAATTGAAATAAAGGCCGCCGAAGTGCTCGTCTTTGCAGCGAATGACACGCTCGGCGTTCTTTGTGGTGATTTCATGTTTGCAAGTGCAAGTTTTAAGTTTCATTTTATTTTTCCTTCAAGATAAGCAGAATTAAGCCAATTGCAATTTGCTTCACACTCTTCTTTTGTCCAAATCGGGCTCATGACCATATCGGCGCGGTTTATTGAGCAAATTTTTCCGTTTGTTGATTCAATCCAGTGTATGAATTTTTGTTGGGGTTGCCCGTCGATAACAATTTGAATTGCAAAACGTCCGTCCGGTCGTCCAAAAGGCTGAAAAGTTACTTTTTTCATAAATAGACCAACCTTGTGACATAACCTTCGCGGCAAATTTTTAGCGGGTCTCGGTTTAATTTCTCTACATATTTTTCGGCAGCGGCACGACGTTTAAAAGTTTTTAAGGCTTTATCAATTTTATAATTGCCGTGTCCTGTCCAAGCAAATACGCCAATGACGGCGCGCCCGCTTGAAAGCGCATCGGCATCACTTGCGATTCTCTCTGCTTTGCATAAGGGACAAAAAGTGCTTTCATATCCGTGAAATTGACAATTAACCATTTAACACCTCAATTTTTATGATTTGCCAATTTAAAGCCATTGCGCGCAATTTAGCGTCGGCTTCTGTTTTTATAATTTCTTCCCATTGAGAAATTTTGGTTACTTTTTTGCGGCCTTGTTTTGTTTGATATTGGCTTTGAAAAGTTACTTTCAACATTTTATCGCCTTTCGTTGTGTTCATATAATAATTATGCAACACGAAATAGAAAAACGCAACACAAAAAGAAAGATTGTCTCATAATGAAATTTTTACAATAAAAAAGGCGCCGTGGGCGCCTTATGGTGCGGGCCGGGGCTTTCTAGGCCCCGTTAGCCTTTCCGCCGTGAACACGTTGGAATGATTTAAGGCACCCGCTCAAAAATCGTCTCGGCTTAACGACTTTTGTTCAAGTCCAGAAATTCGCTCGCCATAGCCTGCGAGCAATAGCGCGTCCATGACGCCTTCGTGCATTTTTCCGTTTTTGTTTTTTGGAATTTGGTCGTGGAATTTTTTGAAGAGCCGTTCAACGGCGATTGTCGACTTGGCTTTTGGTTTGAGGTCTTTTGAAATTCCGTCGTGCATGACCTTCGCCCATTTCGAGGGCTCAACATATGTGACCGGAAAGTTGGAAAGCAAAATTGCAATTTCAAGTGCTGCGAATGATCGGCCATAATTGAACGCGCCGGTTGTGCCCATTGCTCCGGCGTGGGCGCGCTCTAAAAACACGCGAGCGGCTCGCCGGTTCAAAAGTGCGCGCACCTTTTCAAAATCAACGTCTTTTGTTCCGTCGGTTTTAAGGGGCATCACGGCCCATTCAAAGAAATCACCTTCCAACCAAACGAAGGCCCCGGCCTGTCCGGGGTCGATCGCGAGCACCATTATTTCAAAACCCCATTGGCCTTGTCGTCCTCGGCTTGAATTGCCTCGGCCGTTTCTTTTGCGCGCTCGGCGATAAACTCAACCATTTGTGCGGCCGTTTCCCAACATCGGGCCGGGTCGCCGGTTGTTTGGTTCTTTATGAAAAGCGCGATTGCGATTTCTGCCGTTTTGTTGTGGCGGTCGATCATTTGTTTTGACGTGAGTTTTTCCATTGAGCCCCCTTTTCTTAAATTTTCTGTCATCAATCCAATGCTCCGCGCAAAGCTCTTAAGTGTGTTGCGCAAAGCTTTTTTAAATGTGTTTCATTATTCCCGTGTTCCCGTGTCCGAGTATGGTTCAAATTCTATATATATTTACCTCTTACCCTCTCTTATATATTTATTTTTTATCCATATATATATAAAAGAACTAGGACAACACGGGAATAAAAACCCTTTCTCAAATAGTTTCGCGGCTTTGCGCGTGGCCGTGTTCGCAAAAACAACACGGACAATTCCCTAGTACAAGCTATCGAACACGGCCACGAGTGCGCTTTCGTCCGTGAAAATATATGCGCTCGCGTCAAAATCACGCGGCGCAGATAGGTGCAAAGTTTCCGAAAAGCGGGTCGCAGCTTCCTTCGGGCCGACTAACACGGCCTCACGGCGCTTCCCCGCAAGCAATATACGCGTTCTTCCCGTGTTGTCGATTTTCAAAAAAGCGTATGTTTTGCGCCAAAAACTCTCTTGCGAAAGCCCTTTTCGATAGGTTTTGGTTCGATTGGCGTAAAGAAGAAATTGGGAAAATGCCACATCTTTAAGCAACGTGTGCTCGTCCTTCCAAAGCTCGCGTGGGGTGTGGTTGAAAAGATCATTCCAAAACTCGGCCTCAACGCCTTCGCTTGCGATCTTGGCTTGGTGCCCCTGCCCGTCATCGAAGAGCGGCAGTTTGTGGGCTTCAAAGCGCGAAATGTCACGTTTGAGCAAATGATCGAGGACGTGTTGGGCAAGCGTTCCCTTTTCCAATTGATCGGCGAGAGCCTTGAAGAACGCGTGCTTGGTTGCAAACGCTTTGTTGACTTCAAACACGACATAGCGCCGATTTGAGCGTTCGATCGAGACGGCTTCGGGGTTGTTGGATGCGATCGCATAGCGGGAATAATTGTTGACCGCGAAGCGGCCCCCAAATTTTTGCTCGACGGTCATTTGCTTTGAACCCGTGAGGTTCTTCAAAATGCCGTCCTCTTCTTTGTCACCGCGCCAACTTGCCTCGTCGATGAAAGTCAAAAACTTGCAGGCTTGTTCATAGTTGAAACGCTCTTTTAAGATCGAAGAGCGGTTGATTGTGTTGTGGAAGTTCCCCAAGATGACTTTCATAATACGATCGAAAAGAAAGCCTTTGCCGGTCCCTTGGTCGCCGATGAGCACCGGCACAAGTGAACAACGCTCTTGCGGGCGCTGCACGATATGCGCGAGCCAATCCAAGAGCCAAAGCCCTTTGTCCAAATTGCCCGCGGCAACGCCGTCAAAGATCAATTGCAAGAAAAGCGAAACGTCGCCGGCGATCGGATTGCACGGAAGCGGCGACCAAAGATTGAGCGCGCCCGGCTCGTCCTTATGGTTGAAAATCACTCGCGAGTATTCTTGTCGGCGGGCGTTTTCAATCCAAAGTTTGTTGATTTTGGTGAATTCCGCTCGCCAACCTTCGCCGCGGACGTGCTTATAAGTTTTTAAAAATTGTTTTCCCGTTTGCAGCGCAAAGTCGGTCGTCTTCATAAAGTTCACCGTGCGATAACCGTCATTTGCGATCATGAGCTTGCCGATTTTTCCGGGGTTGGCCTCTTGCTCGATGAAAAAGCCCTGCCGGTTCAAATCGTCAATGACAAATTCTTTGTGCACACAAACGATGCGGCCTTTTTCATCCGTGAACCAACCCGGGTTTTGTTCGGCTTCGATTTCAATGCGTTGTTGCTCGGTCGCAAAAAGTGCTTTGTCCTCTTCAAGTGTGAGCGACGGAATTTCGCACCCAAGTTCACGAGCGATGAACGCCAAAGAGCGCGCAGTGAGGCCGCCTTTGCTTGAAAAGCCCGACCATTTATATTCGCATTGCTCTAGATCGCCCTCTTTGAAGTTCACCCCGCTCGAAATTTCTTTCCAAAGCCGCAGGCCCTCGGGCGTTGGCAATGAAGAGTGAATTGCCATGCCGACTTGAACCCATTCGTCATATCCGAGTTTTTTGTTTTTGAGTTGGCCTGCGATTTTTTGAATATAATTTTCGATGCCGATAAAATTGACGGGCGCTTGCTCTTGCCCGTGAGTCGCAGCGAAAAGGTCGTGAAATTTCTGCGGCAATTCTTGGATTGGGCTCTCGTCAATCCAAGTGTATTGATTGCCCTCGGCGAGCATCGAAGGGAAAACGACAATAATGTTTTTCCATTGGGTGTCGATGCCTTGCTTTGTGAGCGGCTTTTTATATTTCACATCGGTGCGCGCTTTGAACAAAAAGTGCAAACCGCCGGACGCCGATCTTTGGGTCATGGTGCGAACGTCTTCACCGCGTGAGAGTTCCGACCAAAGCTCAAGGCCGCCTTGACGTTTATCAACGTCGATGACGACAAGTCCGCTCTTTGATGGAAGCAAGCCCCAATTGCAACCCGTGTATTTTTTCGAGTTGAACCATTCGAGCATTTGTTTTGCGGAGTTGGTTGCGTATTTTGCCGGGTCTAAGAGCGGCGCTTTGCCTTTGTGGGCAACGGGCACAATGAAAAACCCAAGCTCTTCATATCGTTTGAAAATGTCTTCGATTGATCGAAGAGTGTTGATTGAATTTTGCATTGGTGTTCCCTCAATTTAAAAAGGAAACTTGAGTTGAACGCCAATGCTCTCGCGCTTGATGCCGTTTCGTTTTAAATACGCCTCGATGAACGGGTCATAGATTTTTTCCCATGAAAGTGCACCGTGCGAAAGTTCGATCAATTTGAAAGCTTCGAGCGGCGGCGGGGCGACCCGATAAGTGCGCCATGCTGAAACGGCTTGTGTTGTTATTTTTAATTTTTCGGCAATGGTTGGTTGTCCAACCGAGTCGATAAACTCTTGAAGTGTCATAAGGCGGCCCCCTCTTTAAATGTCTAAACGAAACACAAAGCTCGCAAAAACTGCGTTGCCTGTCCATAAAATAAAAAAAGGCGCTGCGGCAAAAATACTTTGAACTTTTTTATTGACGAACTTTTCGTGTTGCGGTTACGTTTCACCCACGAACAACGAAAGTTGAACACTCACCGCCGAAAGCGGACTTTGTGTTGAGCGGCTTGAGCCAACCGTCCGACGGCGAAATCAAGCGAGTGTTTCGTCCTTAGTTTCTTAAAGGTGTACGGGCCCGCCGAGGGGCCCAAAAGAAACGCTCGGCACTTATTCCAATGATGCCAATTTGAGGGGGAAAATTCCAATGTCGTTCCAAGCGCCGCTTTCGCTCGTGCAACGTGAGTTGCTCGAACTCTCGAAAGCAACTGAAAGCAAAATAGTTGTGCCCGCGCCGAATGGCCGGACCTATTTGCCGTTTCAGTTGGCCGGCATTGAATACGGCGTGCACCCCGCGGTCAAAAACGTGTTGCTTGGCGATGAGCCGGGACTCGGGAAGACCGTTCAAGGCATCGGCATTTGCAACCATTTAAAAGCGCGAAAAATTCTTGTGCTCACGCCGGCCAAACTGCGCGGGGTTTGGGAAACACACTTGCAAGATTGGCTCGCGCACGACGCCGACGTTGAGGTTGTGAACTATACAAGTCTTGCAGACCCGGAAAAAGTCAAAGCGATCATGCGCAAAGGTCCTTTCGACGTTGCTCTCGGCGATGAAATTCACTATTTGAAAAACCCGCAGGCGAAACGCACCAAATACACGCTCGCAAAAAACGGGCTCATTTCTTCAATCAATAAATTTGTGGCGATGTCAGGCACACCAATTCAAAACCGCCCGATTGAACTCTATCCGATCGCAAAAACCCTTGCCCCCGCATCACTCGGAAACCTCGACAAATTCGGCTTCGGCATCCGGTATTGCGCCGGTTGGAAAACACCTTGGGGGGCATGGGACTTCACCGGCTCAAGCAATTTGAAAGAGTTGGGCTTGCGGTTTCGATCAACTTTTATGGTCCGAAGAACCAAAGACAAAGTTTTGAAAGACTTGCCGGAAAAATTTGTGAACCTTGTGCACGTTGAGAGTAAAGACGGCGCGCTTGCGCTTTCAAAGCTTGAAGCTCTTGACGTTGAAACAGTCATCAAAGGCGGCGGAAAATCTTTAAGTGACGACGACCATGTTTCAAGCGTGCGGGAAAAAGTCGGCTTTTCCAAAGTCGATTTCGCTGCCGGATATATCAAAGAACAACTCGACGCCGGTCATGCAAAGATTGTTGTCTTCGCTCATCACAAGCGAGTCATCAACGGACTTGAGCAAGCATTTTCCACAATGGGAATTGATTTTGAAACCGTCCGCGGCGGAAACACAACGGACCAAGTGAACGCGTCGGTTGAAAAGTTTCAAAGACCCGGCGGCCCGCGAATTTTCTTGGGCTCACTCATGGCAACGAAAGAGGGGCTCACTTTGACCGCGGCCTCTTATGTGATCTTTGTCGAATTTTCTTGGGCCCCAATGGACAACGAACAAGCAATGGACCGCACTCACCGCATCGGGCAGCGCAACAACGTCATGGTTGATTTCTTGGTTGTGAAGGGAACACTTGACGAGCGCATCGCCAAGTTTTGCATCGAGAAAACAAAAGCAATAAAGGAGTTTGGCGAATGAGCGCACCAACAACCCGCCTTCATTTTTATTCGGAAACTTTGAAGACCGACGTGCATTTCATGGTTGTCGAAAACCGGCTCGAACTTGATCGGCCGAAAATGCAAAAGGCAATGTTCACCGACGAAGAGTTTTGGCAGCTATATCAAGGCGCCCACACGGACACTTTTGAAAGCTCACTGCAATTGCGGTTGATGAAAGCGAGTTGGGAATGAAAATCCCAATTCTTGAAAGTCACAAAGCGGACCCGAAAGACGTGATTGGGCATTTTGACGGCGAGACCGGCGTCATTGAGTTCATCGCGGGGAAAGAAATTTCTCGCGAAATGTTGTTCGCCGTTTTTGGCGACATCGCGGTTCAAATCTTGGAACAAACCCAAGACGGCCGCTTGAAGAAAATCAAAGTTGTCGAATGGTCAGTGAAAACGAATATAAAACCCGGGCAAAAAGCCCATTGAAAGGACGAAAAATGCAACAACAAATCGAACAACAAGTGAAGGTTGGCTTTGGACATATCGCCAAAGGGCTTTCGATCATGGCCGAAGCACTCATGGCGGCAGGTCTAGGACAAGACCCGCAACCTCAACACCAAGACCCGGTTGCAACGGGCAACGCGACGACGGCACGCGCCAAACGGAACGCCGACAAGAAAGCCCCCGCGGCCGCACCGGCCCCTGAAAAAGCCCCGGAAACAACGCAGGCGCCTCAAGGTGAAGAGCAAGCCGCGGAAGTGACCCAAGAGGCCGCTCCCGCCCCTGCGCCCGCCAAATCGGCCGCCGCAAAACCGAAGGCAACCAAAGCCGCCGAACCTGAATTTGAAACCCTAGACCGCGAAGGACAAATCGAGCATTTGCGCGGACGCATGGTCATGGTCGCCCAAAAACTCAACGGCGATCGCGAAAAGGTTTATGCGTTTTTGAAGAAATACAAGGCGCAAAAGGTGAACGAGTTGAGCGACGAAAATCTTGGCAACCTGAAAGCCGACATCGAAGTTTTCTTGGCGGGCCCGGACGCATTGGACATTTAAATGAAAAATTATCTTTTGCAGTTTTTCAAATTTGACCATTTGCCAAAAGGCCCCATGCAAGAAACTTCTCAGCGGTTCGCGGAACTCGCAGTCACGCTCGAAGAAATTTTGCCGACGAACCCGGAAACAACCGTCGCATTCCGAAAGCTTTTGGAAGCAAAAGACTGCGCCGTGCGATCTTTAATTTTTCAAGAGGGGGAAAGATGACACTTGAAGGAATGTTCAACCAATTTTTGAGCGGTGTTTTCTTCGGCGGCGGGTTCGTGCTCGTTGCTTGGGGCCTGAAACACTTGGGCGTTGTGGTGTTCTAATGAACCAACAAACGGTGCGAAAGCTTTTCGACTATGACAAGCGCGGTTTTCTGAAATTGAAAACCACGGGCCGTCGCGCAGGTTGGCAACGTCCGTTGCCTTCGCCGCGACGACACGTTCAAGTTGGCAAAAAAGTTTTCTATGAGCACCGCTTGATCTTTCTTTGGCATCACGGATTTTTGCCAAAGAACGTCGATCACGTAAACGGCGACGGCATTGACAACCGCATTGAAAATTTGCGGGCGGCAACGCCGAGCCAAAATTCTTGCAACATTGGGGTCACCAAAAGAAATCGCAGCGGCGCGAAGGGCGTTTATTGGTGCACAACTTATGAAAAATGGGTTGTCCAAATCACGGCGAAAAAAGTTCGCCGGACGATCGGGACTTTTATAAACAAAGAAGACGCAATTTTGGCTCGCAGAAAAGCGTCGGAAAAATTTCACCGCGATTTTGCGAGAGACTAGGGGGCGTTATTCACGTTATGTACGATTTTGAAACTATGGGGCAAGACCCCGACACCGTTGTTGTGAGTCTCGGGGCCGCCGCGTTCAATCGCGACGGCATCTTGGGCCGCAAGTATTGGGTCTTTGATTGGGAAAATCAACCCGGTCGAACAACCGACCCTGAGACCGCAGCTTGGTGGAAGCGACAAACTTTCGAGGCCCAAGAGGTCTTTCGCACTCCGAAAGAAAAGCGGGTGAGCCTGCAAGATTTTCTCGTGCAAAATGACTCTTGGCTCGAAGGTTTGTGTTTTGAATTGAACGAGGGGCGCGCACCGACTTCGGGAAAATTCAAAGAACTAAAACCTTGGGGCAACGGCGCCAATTTCGACATTGTGATTTTAGAACATATCTATCGAACCATTCACCCCGAAGCCAAGAAAGGCATTCCGTGGGCGTTTTGGAACGTGTGGTGTTTCCGAACCTTCGACAACATGACCAAATGCAAAGAGTTGAAAGCGAAGAACACACTCGGCGAAAAAATAGTGAAGCACAACGCCTTGGCCGATGCCGTTTGGCAAGCTGAGTGCGTGATCGAACATTGGAAGCGCGCAGACTTAAAACGTGCTGCGAGGGCGACGCCGTGATCGGCCAATGTATTGCGAGCAACTTCGACATTTTTTGCATGGGCGTTGTTGCCGGGGCATTCGGGTACATATTGGCCCGAGCCCTCGAACAAGGCGTTGAACTATGGCTCAAGAAAAAAGATTTGGAGCTTCACAAGTTGCTCGGTGAAGCGATTTTGAAAATGCAAAGTGACCTTGATAAGAAAGGCGACAATGACACCAACAAACGAACGTGACCAATGGTGCAACTATTGTTGGAAAATCACTGTCACCAAAGAGGGCGATTGCGTCGTGTGCGGCTTGTCCAAGACAACACCGGACACACTCACCGGCGCAGTCACCCAATTGAAATTTGAATTTAAAAGTTTAGGACGAACAATTTTAAAAACGCTCAGAGGGGGCAAACATGAAAACGAAAAAGAAAATCAAAACGAATGTGCAACCAAAACACGGTGACTCTGTAAATCACCCGCCGCACTACAACCAAGGCAACATTGAAGTGATCGAGTTCATTGAAGACCAACAACTCGAATACCACGAAGGCAACGCCGTCAAATATATTTGCCGAGCGCCACACAAAGGCCGCCAAGCCGAAGACATCAAAAAGGCCATTTGGTATTTGTCCCGCAAACTTGAACTCGTCGAAGCCGTTGCCGCAGGCCGCGCACCACGCAGACCGAATGAAATGCCGCTTGGGGGCCGCTCGTGAGCAACGTGCAGTTGACCGAAGCATGGAACATGGCCTCTTGTGCTCAAGCGAACTTGGAAAACTTAGCGAACCAAGTTCCGGCACTTCGGCAATTCCCAATGTTCAAGGTCGTGAAATACCAGTTGGAAGAAACTCTCAAAGTGTTAAGCGGCGAAGGTGCCGAACCAACACAACTTGAATTGCCGCTTGCAGAGGTGCCAAATGGTGAGTGATCGCATTTTGCAAGGCGAGAAAATTGTCGGCGGTGACAAGGTTCACTCAAAGCTCGGCGCTTCAAGTTCCGAGCGTTGGTTTGAGTGTCCGGGTTCCGTTGCACTTTGTGAAATCGCGCCGAAGCGCGGGGACACCGACTATTCGATCGAGGGCACAAATGCGCACACGCTTTTTGAAACTTGCATGAACCGCCGCGAGGCCGTGAGTTATTGGATAGGCCGCGAGAAAGAAATCGGTCTTGATTTTAAAGTCACGCAAGAAATGGCCGGATATGTTCAAGCGTTCATTGACCGCTGTCGTTGGGAACTTTTTCAGCTTCCCGGTGCCGTCATGTACGTTGAAAAACAATTCCATTTGAAGCACATTCACCCGCTCTTGTTCGGAACTGCCGACGTTGTGATTGTGCAACCATTCGGAAAAATCAAAGTCATCGACTTCAAATATGGTGCCGGTGTTGCGGTTGACGTGATCGAAAACTCGCAATTGCTTTACTATGGGCTCGGCGCTTCGCATGGCGAAGACTTCGGCGAAATCACTCTTGTCGTCGCACAACCCCGTATCGAGGGCAGCGAATGGCAAGAATGGGAAACAACGCCCGAATACATGATCGAGTTTTCAAAGACGTTGAAAGCCAAAGCGATCGCGACGGAAAAGAAAGACGCGCCTTTGAACCCCGGCGAATGGTGCCGTTGGTGCAATGCCGCTTCGATTTGTCCGGCTCTTCAAAAGAAAGCCTTGCTTGCAGCACAAACGGATTTCGCCGAAGAGGGCGAGCCGAAGTTGCCTGAAATCAAGCGCATGACCGAAGAGCAAATGGTGAGAGCCATCCAATACAAGAAAACTCTCAACTCATGGATTGATGCCGTCGAAGAAACAATGTTTTTGAAACTCATGTCGGGGCAAAAAGTTCCGGGCTTGAAACTCGTTCGGGGCAAATCGAAGCGCGAATGGAATGACGAAGCCGCGTTGAAAGTTGCTCTCGGCGATAAGCTCAAAGACATAATGACTCAACCCAAATTGATGACACCCGCTCAAGCTGAAAAGGTGTTCGGCAAAAACAAATTGGGCGCGTTCATTTCAACCATTCAAGGCGGTTTGCAAGTCGCGCACGAAGACGACAAGCGCGCCGAGGTGACGAACGCACAAGACGACTTCAAAGAAATTGCGGCACCAAACGAACCGAAGGTTGAACTCAGCGAATACGACTTTTAGAAAGGAAACAACATGGAAGACCCAAATTCAAAATCACACGAAGAACCGAAGCAAATCAACTCGGTTCACCCGAGCGGACTTAACCGAGCGCAAAGGCGCAAAGTCGGGCAACTCGAACGAAATGAACTCAAAGCACTTCAAGCGGTGCCGGTGAGTGAATTTGTTCCGTTCGACACACAAGGCATCGAGTATGCCGAAGGCGTGACGCCGCCAATTCACGACCCTTCGTGGCCGTGGATGCTTGAAGAAATCACGCAGCGACGTTCGGACAATAAAATCATCACGCACAAAATGACCGGCATGAGCACGAAAGCGGTGAGTGCAATCCGAATTTCATATGCGAAACCGCAAGATCACTTGACGTTCCGTCGAGGCAAACCGCTTGCGATCGAGTTCAAAGACGCAGTGACAACCATGAAACTCACGCGCCAAGGGCGGGTTGAGAAAAAGCCGGTTGTTGTCACGAACGCCGAAGACGCGATCGAAGCTTTGAAAGGCGAAGAAAGTGAGAAACCGATATGAAGGACAATGTTACCGATGCGGCAGTGTGGTTGCCGTTGGGGACGGGCACTTCGAGAAAATCAAAGGCACCCGCAACCAATGGAGAACACAACACGCAACGTGCGCAATCAAATACCATGGAACAAAAACCGAAAACAATTTTAAGAAAAGGGGGCCAACAATGGCAAACGCAACAACAACAACCAAAAAAGACTCAATAAAACTCACGACGCCGGTGTTCCGAGCGTCATTCGCAAACGTGTTCAAACCACGCGTGCCATTCGAGGGGCAAGAGGCGGTTTATTCCGTTGAAATGCTCTTCGATAAAAAAGGCTATTCAGGCAAAGGCGCAAGTGAAGCCGACAAAAAATCCGGTGACATGAAATGGCTCAAGGCCGCGATCAAGCAAGTTGCGGACGCCAAATGGGGCGAAGGCAAATGGCCGAAAAATTTCAAATCACCAATCAAAGACGGTGACGAAAAAGAACTCGAAGGCTATCCGGGCAATTTCTTTTTGACAGTGAAGTCAAAACAAAAGCCGGGCATTGTCGATCGCCAATTGAACGAAATCATTGAGCCCTCTGAATTTTATTCGGGTTGCTTCGCCAAAGCGACGGTTGTCGTGAAATGGTATTCAACCGCGGGCAACAACGGTGTTGCGGTTTATCTTTCAAACCTGCAAAAGTTTGCCGACGGTGAAGCATTCAGCGGCAAACGAAATGCAAAAGACGATTTCGACGCTCTCGAAGAACTCGACGGCAGCGAGAGCATGGCCGACGACTCCGAAAGCGGCGACGACGGGTATGATTTTTAATGCGTAAATGTCATGTGACGGGTTGCCCGAACTTAGCTTTAAAACACCGGACTTTGTGTTCAACACACACGTCTCGGAAAACCCGTCATGGCGACGTTCAAGCCCATATTCCGGTCGGCTTTCGCAATCACGGAATGAGCAACGGCAGAAAAAGTAAAACGCACCCGCTTTACAACACATGGTTGACGATGCGGAACCGTTGCAACAATCCAAATGCAAAAGATTTTAAACATTATGGCGGGCGCGGCATCAAAGTTTGCGAGCGTTGGTCTGATTTTAGAAATTTTATTTCTGATATGGGCCGAAAGCCGCATCCTAAGATGACCTTAGAACGCATCAATAATGATAAACCCTATTGTCCAGAAAATTGCAAATGGGCAACAATGATTGAGCAACGAAGAAATCGAAGGGACTCTTTGTGAAAAAACCAAGAGTGACAATAGATTTCGAAACTAGATCAAGCTCACCAGACTTAAAAAAAGTCGGAGCATATAAATATGCGCTTTGGTGGGACACTAAAGTTTTATGTCTCGCATATATTTTGCCAAACCAAGAGCCTAAACTTTGGAAGCCGGGAATGCCCCAACCTTTTGATCTTTTCTTTTGGATTGAACAAGGGGGAATGGTTGAAAGCCATAATGCGGAATTTGAATGGTGCATTTGGAACTATGTTCAAGTGAAATTCGGTTGGCCGCATTTGCCGTGGAAGCAACTCACTTGCTCCGCTGCAATGGCCGCAGTCATGGCGCTGCCGCGATCGCTCGAAGGTGTGTGCGACGTGCTCAACACCGAAGTCAAGAAAGACAAAGACGGAAAGAAAATCATGCTTCGAGTTGCTCGGCTTAAAAAGCCGACGGTGAAAGCCCCGGACTCATGGGACGAAGACCCGGAAAAACTCGAAAAACTTTACGGCTATTGCATCGACGACGTGCTTGCCGAAAAGGGCGTGAGCGCAAAACTTCCCGATCTTTCACCGCTTGAACATAAAATGTGGCGGCACACTGCCATGATAAACGAGCGCGGAATTTATTGCGACCTTGCAACCTGCGCAAAGGCGTCGGAATTTGCACGACGTTTTGAGCGGGAACTCTTAGGCGAATTGAAAATCGTCACCAATGGCGCGGTGAAAACTGCGAAGCAACACGCGAAGCTTTTGGCGTTTCTTCATGCCGAGGGCGTGCAAATCACCGACATTCAAAAGCCAACGGTTGAGGCCGCGCTCACACAACCCGGACTTTCTTATCGAGCAAAACGCGCTCTTGAAATCCGATCAATCTTGAACCGTTCGTCGGTGTCGAAATTCAACGCCATGATCGCAATGGCCTGCCCCGATAAACGCATTCGGGGCACGCTCATGCACCACGGGGCAAGCACCGGGCGAGACACGGGCAAGGGCATCCAACCGCAAAACTATGTCTATGACAAATCGGGAAAAGCCGACGTTCCAAAGATCATTGCGGCATTGCAGGGGCTCGACTATGACGACTTCCGTGCGGTTTATCCAAACGTATTTGAAACGCTCGCTTATATTTTGCGGGGAATGCTCATCGCTGCGCCGGGGAAAAAGTTTGTGGCGAGCGACTTTGCAGCGATCGAGACCCGCGTGCTCTTTTGGCTCGCGAACCACGACGAGGGCCTGCAATACTTTTATCGCGGCGAAGACATTTACATTGGAATGGCAAAAGCCATTTACAAGTTGAATGACGACGCGTGGAAAGCCCTGCCAAAAGAAACACAAAAAGCGTATCGACAACTCGGAAAGCAAGCGATCTTGGGCTTGGGCTACGGCATGGGGGCGAAGAAATTCGTCATCACTTGCAAAGGCTATGGCATCCATATCACCGAAGAGTTCGCAAAAGAGGTTGTGAAGTTGTATCGCAACTTGCATTGGGCAATTCCGGCGCTTTGGAAAGACGTTGAACGTGCAATGATCGGCGCGGTGAAATACCCGACAAAAGTTTTCAGCGCGGGCCGCTGCAAATTTTTTATGAAAGGCCGTTTCTTGGTCGCACAACTTCCAAGCGGGCGTCGTCTTTACTATTGCGACCCAATGGTGAACGAACGCGAAACCGATTGGGGTCCGCAAGATCGGCTCGGGTACTATGCGCCCAACTCTCAATCGAAGCGTTGGCAATATGAAGAGACCTACGGGGGGAAAGCGACCGAGAACTTGGTTCAAGCCGTGGCCGCCGATCTTATGCGGGAAGCGGCTTTGCGGGAAGAAATCGCGGGCTTTCCGATTGTGATGCGAGTGCATGACGAATTGATCGCCGAGGTTGATCGAGAAGACGATTGTTTAGAGCGGTTCGAGTCAATCATGGCCGAACTTCCAAAATGGGCGACGGGTTGTCCTGTCGCCGTCGAAGGTTGGGAAAATGACCGCTATAAAAAATAGTTTTGAAATTTGGAAGCCCGTTCAAACATGGGTCGGATTTTATGAAGTGAGCAATCAAGGCCGAGTGCGGTCGTGTGATCGCGTCGCAAAAGGCCGCTATGAACAAATGAAATTTAAGGGCCGCATTTTAAAACCCGGCACGCATCCAAAAGGTTATTTGCTTGTGAGCTTCACAAAAGTCCAATGCCGCGAATACCATTTCGTGCACGCCTTGGTCGCTGCCGCTTTTATTGGGCCGCGACCGGCAGGCTATGAAGTGAGGCACCTTGACGGAAACCCGAAGAACAACGCCGCGACAAATTTGGCCTATGGTACAAGAAAAGAAAACGGCCAAGACCGCATTCGGCACGGCACCAACAAAACGCTCAAAGGTCACAAAAACCCTTTGGCGAAATTATGTCTTCGGAAGGTTCGGCACCTGCGGAAAAATCGACCACAAAAAAGTTTAAAACAATGGGCGCTTTTTTATGGGGTGAGCACAACAACCATAAAATCCGTTCTTCGGGGGCGAAGTTATGTCGAGACCCCCTGAAAACATTCTTATTCAAAAACATTTTATTGAACTCATCCGTGAGGGGGCCGGGTACTATGAGCGCGAGGCGTTCACCGGCCTTCAAATGGCGCAATCGCAAGCCGACCAAATATATTTTGCCGAACAAATGGAAGTGTGGAAGTCGGTTCAAATCTTGCTCGCCCAACGCGACAAGCTTCAAAAATATGTGCGACTTTTAATTAAAGCGGAAGGCGAAGAGCAAACCGCCAATGCCGCACGGGAATATCTCGAAGAAATTGGAATTGAATTATGACCCGAAAACGTGACACAATAACGCAAAACAAAGCGAGGAAAAATGAACAAACAACAAAGTCAAGAAAAAGGAAAACACCAAAAACGGGCCGAACAAAAACTCGCGCCTCAACAAAAAGAAGTGCCCTTGGCCGAAGCTATCGCGACATTGAAAGCGCAAATTCTGGCCGAAGTCCGACTTGTATCGACCGGGGTGAAAGCTTCGATCTATGAGTTGATTGAAATGGACAAAGAACTTGCGGTGCTTGAAGCCGATGGCAAACCCGCCGACGGTGAAGAAACTCAAGAAACAAGCGAACCCGGAGTGAGTGCCGAAGACTTTTGAACCGGCTCGATCGCTCTCGCTTTGTGACAATACCCTTTCTCTGCCAACCAATTCAAAACAAGCTCGGTGTCACGAACGCCGAGTGAGTCAATGTCCGCCGAAATATATTCACCTTTTAAATTCCACAAGTCCGTTTTGATTTGCATAAGATCGAGTTCGGGCTTGTGATTGAAGAGAGCCCGGAAGAAAAGCTCGCTGCACTTGATCGCCCGCTCGTTATCGTCAAAGGGGTTCAAGATGTCTTTGCGAAAAATCCATTTCACAACCCTTTGAATTCCAATGCCTAAGTTTTCAAGAAACGGATAGGGCGCGCCCGACATCAAATCGCCGTAGTTCTTCACGGCCCTGTAAACGTGCTCGGGCAAATCAAAAACCCAAAGGTCTTGAATGTCGACGTGGTTTGTGAAGTGCGGCTCGCTCACCCAACGAACGCCGCTTGTGACGGCTTCATTCACCATGAAAAAACCCCGCTGCGGGTGCGCGGGGTATGCGAGGAAAACATGGGACGATTTATAAAGCGCGAACCAACTTTCAGGCTCTAGAACACTCTTCGGCGGTTCCGAAAATCTAATCAAGAGCGCACCGATTTTTAATTTGGATTTGGGGCGCGAGGTCCCGACATAAATAAACATGGAAGTCACCCCCGCCAAGCTTTTCGGCAAATAGCGGGGGAACTTAACTAGACCGCAGGCGGGGCATTGCGTTTTATGATTTCAAACGCATTGGAAAGCGGAATGACCCGGCTATCGGCCACAACCGCGGCCGTGAGTTCCAAGTCTGCGTTCGCCCATTTTGAGTCGGCGTCTTCGGCGTCGGTTGAGTCGATTTCAACTGCCACAATGCCGCTCGCGGGGCTTAAACCCGGAATGGTGAGCGGAACAACGGTGCGCACCCCGAGGGTGTTTAAAAAGACAAGGTTGCCGCCGGTGAACGGTGTTAAGTCGAACGGCTTGCCGCCGGCTTTAATAATTAAATTGAATTCAGCTTTTGAGCCGACAACAATTCGCGGGGTTTTTGATTTGCATTCCATGTTTAGCACTCCTCTATTTTGATTTCGATTTCTTGTTCGCCGCCGGTTTCAATTTCAATTTCGGCTTGCTCAAGCTCAACTTCGATCGACTCGCAAGGCGGCACGAAAGTCGCCAAGATTTGACTCACGAGAGCTTGAACTTGAAGGCCGCTTGCAACGATAGAAAGCGACGTTGTGTTTTGATTGACGTTTCCGAGAGCGTCTTCGGCCCGAACTCCGAAATGATAAGTCTCGCCAAGCTGCAAAGGTTGGCCGTCAACTTGACGATAAATGTCAAGAAATAGCCCTTTGACGCATCCAATTATGTTTTCGTCATCGAAAAGCCCGGTTGCGGTCCCAAGCTTCATAAAGACGTTGTAACGGATAGGCTCGGAAACGTCCGCAGCGGCCGGCCATTGCACGCGAATGGACCCGTCGGGGTTCAAGGCAACCCCCGAGACCGCGCCGCCCGTCGGCGGCGTTAGGTCCACAAGACAAGCTTGAGGGGTTTCTTGTTGCATTTCAGTGAAAGCAATTGCGCCCGCCATATCAACCCGCCTTCAATGCGTTGGTGACAATGAGCGACGGCGGGTTGGTCCGCGTGAAGCGAAGCCGCTTGCCAACTTGGTTCGGTCCAAGACCCGCAAGCCAAGTCACCCCCTCGTCGAGCGAGTGCGTGAATTGCGAAGCGTGGGTCGTGGTGTTGTATTGTTCAACCGTGTTTCCGTCGTCATCAAATCCGAAATGCGTGAACGAACTCGGATAAGAAGCATAAAGCCGCGTTTGGCGATAAACGGTGTGACTCGGACTTGTTGCAGTCGTGCCCGTTGCAAGACCTTTCCAATAAGGGTCCATTTCAAAAAGCAAATCGTAACCGATGCCGATGTCTTCAAGCTGCGTCGGGACGCCCGACAAGAATGTCAAAAGGTCCCAAGTTATTTTTAATTGAACATATCGCAAAAGGTTGATTGTCGAAAGATCGGTTGCCGCGTCGACTTCAACCCAACCCCCGGTTTCGGAATTAAAAATCGCGTCCCCTTCAGTGTTTGCCGTTCGATAAAAAACACGAATGGTGTCGGTGAGTTCATAAAGCTTTTCAACCGTCGAAGCAAAGCGCGCTTTTGAAGGGCCGCCGAAATCTTGAACCGGCGTGATGAGATAAGAATAATTAAAGCTTTGGTCACTGCGAGCGTCCATGGCAAGAATTCCACGTTGACCGGCGGTGTTGATTGTCACGAAAATCCAACCGCTTTGAATTTCAAGACCCACGACCACGAAGCCGCGGAAGTAGTCGGCTTGTCGGCCGGTGTTTTCAAGCCACAATCCAATTTGAGTTCCGAAGGCATGAGAAATTTGACTGTTAACAATGCTCTTCATAAAGAACCCGAAAGCGGCCGACGAATAAACAATCTTGTCGAGGGCTTCGGAATAACTTGCCGTGACGTTTGCTATGCCCGTGTAGTCGGTGCCCGTGCCGGAATTGTTCACGCCAATCGAGCCGACGAAAGATGTCACGCCGGCCGAAATTGCGGTGAGCGGTATGAAATAAAAGTTTGAAGTCGTCGGGAAGAACAAACACTTCACGCCGGCAACGCTGCCATGTCCGGGCGTTACAATCTTTTGAGCGTCGGTTAAAAGAGCGGTCCCGACGAAACCCGTTGTCACCGTTCCCGATTTTCTCGAAGCCAAATAAGCGGTCGTTGTTGTTCCAAAAGCGCGAGCAAAAACCGTGTTGGAAGTTGCCGAAGTCGCGTTGATTGAAGCACCGCCCGAAGTTGCCGAAAGCTCGAACGTGTTGGCCGTCGCGTTTCGCACAAAATAAACGGTTTGAATGGCGTTCGCCAAAGTTGCCGTGAACCCGGTTGGCGCATTGGAAAGAATGACCACGGGGTCGTTGTTTGCGTAACCATGGGCGGTCATTTGAAAAGTTGGCGATGCGTTCACCGTGGCGCCCGTTGTTGTCTTTTGAACAATCGTCGGCGCAACCGCAGTGTCAAAGCCGTCGGTCGAAAGAGTCGCGGCCGAACCTTTCGTGGTGATAAGTTGTCCGGTTGCCGGGTCAAGGCCCGCGCCCATGAGTGTTGTCATCGCGTGAGCAACGCCAACCAAGGCCGGGTCTTGAAGCATATAAACGGCTTTCGCATCGTCGGCCACGCCCATATAAATTTGCGTTGGCGTTCCCATTTGAAAGTCTGCAAGATCAACTTTGTTGACGCGAAACACGCCGCCGTTGAGCACGGTTGTTGTCGCAACGGTGCCGATGAAAATTGTCCAACCCGTCGTCCCGTTATCAATCACCCGAATAAACCGCGCATTGTGAGCCGATGTCCCTTGGTTGGGAAGAGTCACAAGCAAACGGCCAACCGGGGCATAAGCGCCGGTGACATAATTGAAAGTGTAAAGAGCGATTGAAACAACGCCGGACGTGAAAGTCGCCATTATGAATTTGCGGCCATTGGCGGTTGCGTGTTCGGGCCCCCCGACACCTTGAGCACTTGCAAAGTCCGTGTTGATGTCTATGAAGCGCGTGAGCGCCGGCCCGTAAACCGTTGCCGCATCAATCGAGCGGCTTCGGACGTTTCCGAAAAGGTTGATTTTTGTTTTGTCATACGACGCGATTTGCGGCGTTTGATCTTTTAAAAAGTTTTGAAATCTCATAGTGCGGCCCCTCTTTATTCGTTGTTATATCTTTCAATCGCTTGAATTGGATTGTTTAAAATTTCGTTCATTCGTTGCGGAGTGATGAGCCCTTGTTGGGCCAAGTAACCAACGCCCTGAATGGTGTCGATGCGTGCAAGATCAATGAAGGTTGCAACGGTCATGTTCCCCAAAAGAACTTCAACCATAGGGTCGGTTTTTGATGCCGTCAAAATGGCGATCAATTCGGGAATGGTGAACCGCTGCCGCATCGCAAGTTTTGTGATGCGCTTTGTTTGTGGCGGCGGGTTTGTGATTGTTTTTCCGTCAAACTTTGCGCCGACGGCCGGAAGCGGGTCAAACCCCGCAAGATCAAACACCGCTTGATAACGGCGGGCATAGTCTTCAATTTCGCTTTCTTCGATGTCGATAATATATTTCACTTCAAAATCTTGAATGAGTGCGACTTTCATACTTGTGCCCCTTTTAGTTCGCCGACTTGTGCCGCCGCGATCATTGAAATTTCGTTAAGCCTGCGCACCCAACCTTCACCGAACGCGGCAAAATTTCGGTTGTCAAAATAGCGATTGAGTCTTGCGCGGGAATACTTTTGCACAAGCTTTTCGAGGTTTGCTTTTGCGATCGCGTTCAAAGTGTCGGGCCCCAAGTCCCCGTCGGCCTTAACCCCAAGGGCCGCTTGAAGCAAGGCGATAGAAACTTGAGGCCCTTGATTGACTGCGCAATCGAAAACGATAAGACGCAACGGACTCGGCAAAAGTTCAATTTTGCACTTTTCCCAAAAATCGCGTCGATAAATTTCAATGGCTTGGTCCTTTGTTAGATTTTTTATGTCGAGGTCAGGATAAAAGCGTTTGGCAATTCCAAAATTTGTTTCACCGCCCGGGTCGCGGGGGTGCCAAACATAGCCGCCTTCGTGTTTTAAAATAATTTCGATCGCATCGGTGAATTTCATCTTAACCTTTCTTGTCTCGCTTGAAGTCGCTCTCAAGTTTTTGAAGTTGGGTTTTGTGGGCTTTAAGGGCCTCACCGATTGAGCCGAACCATTGTTGGTGCTTATTAAGGTCAATTGCGGTTTTGCCGACTCCCTCTTGCAACTTTGAAATTTGAGCGCCGTACGCATCCAAGGTTTTCTCAATCAAAATCACCCTTCCCAATTTTTCGTTGAGGTTTTGAATTGCAAGCTTCGACACTTCGTTTGCGAGCGTCATGTTGCGCTCGGTGTCCGTGCTCATGGCTTTTAAATTTAAAAGCTCTCGAAGCATTTCTTGTTTGAGTTCTAAAAGTTTTTCGCTCGTTTTTAAAAGCTCACCCGAAACGGCTTTGGTGAATTTGCCCATGTCGTCTTTGTGGGCTTCGAGCATTTTTTTATGAGTGTCAAATTGTGCGGCCGTGACTTGTTGGTGTTGGAACATTTGGCGATTTGAGTCGCCGGCGGTTTTCTTCAATTCAAAAACTTCGTCTTTGAATTTTTTGAACAACTCTCTTGCAAGCCAACACGCGGCTAAAATGACAACAATGAGCGCCGCTTGAATTGGGTTTTTAAAGAGTTGGTCAAAAAGCCATTCCACTATTTGTCACCCTTGCTTTCGCAGCGAATGAGCAACTCGCGCAATTTTTTCACGTCCTCTTTTGGCAAACACGCAAGCGGTTCCGAAAAAGGCGTGGGCTCATAAAATTCCCATTTGCCGTCGAATTTGGTTGGTTGCGGAGTGCTTGCACACCCCGCAAACAACATTGCACTAAGAATTGAAAATGCGCCTAAGAGCTTCATTGTCACCGTCCTCGAACGCTTTGTTGATCGCGTCCAAGTCTTGAGCAACCTTTTTGTCCTCTTCCGCTTGGTCAATACGCGCTTGCATATTTTCCAAGAGCTTTAAGATTTTCGGCAGGTTCAAGATAAGGACGGCTAAAAGTTTCATGCGGCTTTGTCTTCCTTTTCTGCAACCGTGACGTGTTCACCGCCGCCGGCTTTTCGGTTCGGAAGACCGAGCAAATCAAAGAAACGTCGAATGACCTTGCCAACGCGTTCGACGGCAGTGTCATCCTTTTGTGTCGGCGTTAGTCGCACGACGGTTTCGGCAACGGTCAAAAGACCCAAAGCTGCGCCTGCAACCGCGGGTCCGTTGACCATGAACCAAGAAACAAGAGCTTGAATTTGTTCCATAACTATTTTCCCCTTTGCATTTGAGCGGAATTGCCCAACGGCCTATCGGCAAAAAGTCTGGACCTCTTTACAGGACTAAAAACCGGACTCATTCAAGAGCCGCCAACATCGCCACAACTTTGTCGACCATGGGTTGCGGATACATGGAAGCGCCATGCGCTATGACAAGGTCTTTCGCCGTTTTGGGCGCGCCCGTCAAAAGCGCAAGCACAATGCCGACAAATGCAGAGTTAGAAAAAATCTGCCCCATTTGCTCGGGTGTTGCGTTTTCTTTGTTATATGCCGCAATGAAGTCGATGACTTTCAAACAACTTTGCCTTGTTGCGGAACGGTCTTCGACGGCGTGTTGCTCTTCGAGTTCGGCCGTGATGTCAACAATTTCAACGTCCCATTCGCGGGCAAAATGATAAAGCATTTGCATGACGGGTTGTTGACTCTCGTCAAGCACGGGTTGGCCTTGCTCATCGAGTTTTGGTTGATCGCTCACTTCGGAACTTGCCGCTTGCTCGGGCGCAAGCCCGTGCAAAGCAAGTTCACTTTCAAGATATGAAACATCGTGGTTGCGGCCATAAGTGCCGGGCCCCGTGATGCGCGCAACCCAAGCGTCGCCCTCTTCCATTGAAGCGAACGAGCCGACTTCAAGTTGCGAGTTGTCTGAATGTTTTTTTAAAATAAATTTCAACATAGTTTCCCCTTTATGGTTTTAAGCCTAAGCACATAAGCGCCAAGCTGTTATCTGCACCGGAAGCACCGAAGACATTAAAAGAAGTTGCGCCCGGCGTTCCCCCGAAAATTTGACAACCTGCCGAAGTTGCGGCCGTTGAACAAGTGCAAGTGTATGCCCCCGAACCAAATGTCGTTGATGGAATGTTGACCGTATAATTGCCCGCAGAATTTCGAGTGACGGAAGTCACCCAGTTTCCGGGGTTGAAATGAAGAGTGCAAGGCGTGCTCGTGCAAGACGTGCCTCGCGAAGCCCCGCCAAATTCAAGAGCATATACTCGCGGGCTTGCCGCATTCGGTGTTGTCACTTGATCGCCCGTCAAAACCGGGCGAGCAATGTTTTGAAGCGCCGGACGAACCGTAAAGCGCCAATCCCTTTGCCCGATAGTCCCCGAGCGATCGGCGGTGAACGAACCGCTTCCGTTGGCTTCATACATAAGGCGAACGGTTCTTTTCGTGGTATTGGCAAAATAAAAAGTCGAACAAGACGACTGATTTGTTGTCGCCGCCCCCGCGGCACTATAGGTTTCAGGCGCGGCTTGTCCTGTTTGCAAATTTGTTTGTGCATTGTTTGGCGTTTCAATAAGACGCGAAATGACCGAAACCGTTGCCGCTGCCGTGTTGGCGCTGCCATACGCGCAAACATCGAACCAACCTGCATAAGGCGGCGTAAAGACCACACCCATCGACTCGCTTCCGGCCGCGCAAGTCAAACCCGTTGAGGGGTTTGTTCCCGAGCACGGAACTTCGGCCGAGGCCGAGCCGGAATTCAACACCATGTTCAAACCTGCGTCGGTTGCTTCAACATAGGTCGAATTTGTCGAAACGGCGACGTTGGCCCCGCCAAGGTTGGCATCAACAAACCAAGAGCTTTGCTCGTTGGTGACGGCCGTTTCACTCGTTGTCGGATAGTAAAGAATTTTTAAGTTGATGTCGTTTTGATCGGCGACGTTGTTGTAAAGAATGGTCGTGTTTCCAAAACCTCTTCCAACGATTGTCCAAGTGCGGCTTCCCGACGAACTATAAGAAAATTTTCCAATTATGGTTTGACCGTAAATTGCCGCTGCCGCATAGGGAACACTGATATGCCCTTGCGTGCTTGACCCGTCCGTGACCGCCAAGCCCCCTTGAGAGCCGGCATTCACCCCGGCCGCCAACGTGTAAAGCAAAACATAGTCGCCGGCCGGCATATTGTTACAAGTGACAACCGGCCCGTCCACGTCCGTCGTCAAACAAGTGCCGATTCTTTGGTCAATAATAGTTGGTCCCGGGCAAGCTGCCGCCGTTGCCGTTGCATAAGACCCGCCGCTTCCATATTGCAACAAACAACTTGCGGTCCCGACAAATTTGATTTCGGCCGCAAGACGCGCCTGCGCGATTTGCGAAATGTTTTTGTTGCCGCCCAAATAAGCAAGGTCGCCTTGAATGGTTCCCGCACCCGTTGAAATCACCCGCGCCCGCATTGTGGCGCCCGGTGCAGGGCAAGGATAAGCAAGGGTTTGGCTCTTTTGCCAAGCCGTTGTGTTCGGCAAAACGATTTCAGAAAGGACGTTCGCGCTTGAGTCGAGGGCTTGAAGTTTGAAGTTGCCCGAGCCGCCAAAATACTTGAGGTCGGCCATGCAACCCGCACCAAGAGAGTCGGGAACGCTTTTCAAAGCCGTTTCAAAGTATTGGCCGGAACCGGAAGCAACAAAGTTTGCATATTTGGCATCGCTCTCGGTGCCATTCGTGTATGTCCCTTGCGTGAAGGTGCCGCCCGTGTTTGACCAATCAATCGAAACCCCGTCTTCAAACGAAGGGTTCGTCAAAAGGTTCACGCCGCCGTCGCCGCCCGAGCCCGTGCCGCTGCCGATCGCTTTATAAAGCGAGGCATCGTTTGAAAACTCAAGCTTTGAAGTCGTCGAGTTGTAACGGATTTCGGGGCTATTTGCGCCCTTGTTGAACTTCAAGACTTTGTTCGTGTCTGCGCCGTCACCGACGGTCAAGTTGTTCCCGGTGTGATTGAACAAAGACAAATTGCCCGTGTCGATCGCACCCGTTGAAAAGTTATATTGGAAAAACGGACTTGAACCGCCTTTGTCGAAGGTGAAAGTTTTGTTGGCACTATTTGCGCCGTCACCCACGCTCAAGGCGTTGCCGTTATAACTAAGAGTGCCCGCTTGCGAGCCTTTCAGTTTTTTAGTCGAAGTCGGCCCCTTGAAAGTGATCGACTTATCACTCGAAGAGGTTGGCTTTCCAAGATCGACGTTATCGTCACCGATAGACGCCGCAAAAGCTTGGCTCGCAGTGAGTGCGAGAGCCGTTGCAAGAATTAAAAATTTATTTTTCATTGTTCTTTCCCCTTTTCCTTTTTAGATCAAATTCAGTTTTAAATCGGTGAACTTCACGTTGCCGGTGTAACTTGCGCCGGCCATGTTGTCCGATTGATATTGCAGTTTCCAAGTCGTGCCCGAGACAAGCGTCATTGTGAAATCAACGCCGGCCGAGTCGTGCACGGTCACAAAAGATAAGTCCCAAGCGCCGTTTGCAAGTCCAAGTTCGGCGGCCGTGACCCATGTTCCGTAAAGTCTGCCCGTTTGCTTCACGAGCCCCGAGTCCGTTCGACGAACAATCGTCATCAAGACTTCAAAAGAGCGTGTCGTTGCGACGTTGATTTGCGGAAAGCCCGTCACGTCGGCAAGCGAAGCTTGGTTGTTTGCAATGTTGAAACTCAACGCCGAGGCTTGGCCGCCTTGTTGAATAAGTTTTTTAATTGCCGTCAATACTTGGTCCCCAGTTTCGTCGCCCGTCGGATTGAGCGTAATGCCCAAACCCTCAACCAAGTTGACAAGTTCTTTTTGAACGGCGTTCAACCAATAAGCTGAAACGACCGTTGCCGGCACCGAAAGCGAGGGGTTCCCCTCAGTAAACAAGTTGTCGACGGTTGCGCCGTCACTATCAATCTTTTGCATTTGTGTTTCCCCCGTTCTTTTTATTCATAGAAAAATAAAACCGTGACGTGAGCGGGTGCAAACTTGCGAATGACACACTCAAGCGTTGAGTTTTCTGTTAGTGTTAAGCGGTCGCCTGCACGGCCTTGACCCGCCAAAAATTTTCTCGACAAACTGGCCGGCGCTTTGACTGCAAAGGTGTATGCCCAACCCGTCGGCGTCATTCCCGTCGACGAGTTTGAAATCCGTTCCCCTGCGCGGCCATAGCCTGCGCGAAAATCTTGGAAGTTCACAACGTCCAAGACATCCGTGTTGTAACCAAGTTGTTGAGCAATAAGTTTAAAAAAGGCGCGGCTTTGGCCGCCGCCCGTGGTGAGCTTTTGAAGGATGCGGACCCGGCGCTCATAAAGCGTCGGCGGGTCGCCTTCGGTCGGCGTGCACTCATCGGGAATGCCCAAGAGCCGTTCCCAATCGTCGATCATTTCAAAGGTTTGATTGGGGTCCATTTCTTTTAAGAAATCAAAGCCCCGCTCTTCAAGGCGAGCCGCTTCGGTCGCAAGACCTTCCACGAGCCCGCCGAAATCGTCTTCAAGAATATAGTTCCAAGCTTTTCCGCGAGGGAAAAGCCTGCGAATTATGTCTTTGTATTTGAGGACTAAACTAGCGTTTGCCATGTTATTGTTCCCAATACTGTCAACTCACCCGTTGCCGGCACAACGTCGGCAGGCGGGTCGGTGTTGATGTCAATAATTTCGTGGTCCTCTTCGTCAAGCGCGATCGAAATTGCTTCGTTGATGCGTGAGAGCAAAATCTTTCCGTCGTGCAAAACCCCCGGCGCTTTATAAGAACCGGCAAGCGCCGACTCTCGATAGATCAAGTCTTTGAGTTCGGTTTCGATCGCGTCTTGAACGGCCGTTGTGTTCGGCTTGATTGCAATGGTGAGGTCGATCGGCAAAAGCACCGGGCCGACAACCGTCACGTTCGCCGTCACCGGGCGAACCGTTTCAATATAGTCGGCAACCTCGTCAATTTTTGCAGGGCTCGGCGTGATCGGGTCATTGTCGTCGGTGACAATGTAAACGACCACGGTGCCGGGGCCGAGCGCCTGCGGGCCGACCCAAGCTCGCGTGACGCCGGCGATTGATCGCGCCCACGCAATATAGTCAAGGGCAGCGCCCCCGGCCGGCGGGTTTTGAATGCGATCAATAAGGCGCTCACGCAACGACTCGTCACTTTCCAAGTCTTCGGCCTCAAGAGTGATTGTTGCAACCGTCGCGTTTTGGTCGAGTCCCGCGATCGGTGAAAGGATAGGAATAAGATCGGACACGGCAACGCGGCCGGCTTTGCCGGGCTCAACGGCCGTCAAGGCAAGCGTTCCGGTGCCCCCTGAAATGGTCACAAGCGCGTCGGTCGTGTATTCAACACCGTCGGCGCGGCGATAAGTTCGGCCGGCCGGAATGACGGTGCCGTTGGTTCCCGTCACCGTGGCCGTGAATTTTTCATAGGTTGCAGTCTTGCGAAGCACGCCCCAAATTCCCGCCCAACGCTCAAGGTATTCGAGTTCGGCAGTGTCGGGGAAAGCGTTCTTTTCGATGAATTTCATGAACCCGAAAATCATGTGGGCAAGCCCGGCCATGGCGCGGGCGATGACGGCAATGAACGACCGCCGCAACACGGTGACAATTTGAAGGCCGCTTTTTAAGTCGCCTTCGACTCGGGTGATAAGCTCTTGCAATGTTGGTCGTGTGAATGCCATTTATGCCACCTTCAATTCTTGTTTGTCCCAAAGCAATTGATACCGCGAGGTGCGGCCCTTTGGTTTTTTTATCGTTATGGCAGCGACCAATTGGTTGTCTTCGTCATAGCTTGCAGACACCTCAATGGTCTCCGCAACACCGTCTTCAATCAACCAATTTAGTGCTTCCCTAGAGTAGTCTTCAAATTTTCGCAGCGTTTCCGCAGTACGTTTCACGCGCTCAAGCAACCAAAGTTTTGACCCGATCTTATCTTGGTCGGTGACGGGGAACGAGTCGGCCCACCAACCGCGCTTTGATTTTTCTTCCGGCGGCAATTCGTCCTCGGACACCCTTTGATCGGTGAAAAGCGAAATGGTGACGGCCGTTTGAAGTCCGTCGTCTTTTGCAAGGTCGCCGTTTTCAACTTGAAGCACGAAAATTTTGCCGATTGTTTTGATTGCGATGTCAGACATATCAAACCACCGTTCCCGTTGCGGTTCCCGGCAACGTGTCGCCGCCCGATTGTGCTCCCGGGGTCGAAGTTGTCGAAGTGACAACCGCATGATTTTGAATTTCTTTTATGATTTCGTCGGCAATGCCTGTCCAAAGTGCAAGACCTGCGGCATCCAATGGGGCCGTGAGAGCCGCGCCGAAGCTTGTCTGCGTCTTCACGAAGGTCCAAATGTTTTGCCCTAGTCTGTCTTTGTCCATTGCCATAGTTACACCTTAAATGTTTCAAGCCGCGCTTTTATCTGCGCGAGTGTTGCCAAATCCGCCGGAACAAACTTTTGCGGGCCCATGGCCGTGATGACGTGAGCGGTCTCAAGCCATTTCACGAGGTCGTCGAGGACCGTCATAAGTTCGTCCGTGTCGTTTTGAATTTTTAATTTTTTCAATTTTTGTTCTTGGTTCCCGTTGGCCTTCAAGTGAATGAAGTTGCCTTGGTCGTCATACATGGCCGACTCACCGGGCGCGAGGTTCTTCTTTCGCTTCGATCTATGGTCGAGCGCCACGACAACCATGTTGTCGCGATTGCCCCCGATTGAAACAACAACCGCTTCCGCGCCCGCGGGCGGGTTGCCGGTGAAGCCCCAATTTTGAAAGCGTTCAACTTTGTCCATGCTCTCGCCGGCGAGCACCGAGACTTGAACTTGTTGGATGCCGTTGCCGTCTTTGACTGCGGCAATGACTGCGCGGCCGACCAAAAGCATCACGCGATCTTTCAGCGGTTGCATTGAGCGGCGAAGAAAATTCATCAATTGGTCTGAGTTCATTTGTCCCTCGCAGGCGGTTGCGCCACAAGAGGTTTCGCCCAACCAAGCGGGTCTTCTTTCTTTTTCGTTTTCTCGAAATTAAAAGAGTCCGGCAAACAAAGCTCAATGGTCGAAGTCGACCCGCCGTTTGATTTGTTATAAGTGACTTTTCTCGTTATCATCCAGCGCCGCACACCAAGATAACCGCAGTCAACAAACACGAATTGGTTGATGTCCCAAAGCGTGTTGTCTTTTTGATAAAAGCCTTGGACTTGCACCTCGACTTTTAGGCTTTGGGCCTTTCGCAAGGCCGCTTCATAAGCCGCTCGGTTTTCGGATTGGCCGTTGTCGGAAACCGACTCGGCCATGAGCACAAGGGGGCGATAGCGGCCAACGCCGAGGTCGCTTGCGGTTCCCAATGCTGCCGCCGTTTCTTTGCCGTCGCCCATCCAACCGATGTTTTGCCCTTTGGCTTCATAGGTCGAAAAGCGATTTGAAAAATCATAAGTCGATTTGCCTGAAAGAACATTCACACCGAGCACAAGTTGCGTGCTCGCTCGCTGCGCGCCGGCTTTGGCAAAAACCAAAGAGCCGTTCGGTGACGGATAGATCAAAAGTTTTCTTTGGCGGGCGAGGCGATCGAGCAAGTTGAAAACGGTTTCACCTTGTTGAACGGTCGTGAGCGGAAACGGGTCGCCCGGGCTTGCATTGAAAAGCACCGGAATTTTAAAAGGAGCGACAACTTTTTCCGCGATTTCTTTGAGGTTTAAATTCGTGTATTGGTTGGGGCCCGTCACCGAGCAATCAACCAAGTCACAAGTTTTCGAGCGCCCGCGGACTTGCACCGAGCGTTCATTTGCCGAGACACTCGCGTCAACCGAGTCAATATAACCTTGAAGCATCGACGTTTTTCCAATATGAAGGTGCGCCGTTTGGTTGGCACTCACGCGCCAAGCCTCTTTGTCCTCGGCCCATTTGTCCGTCATTTTGATTTGAAAATCGGACGCACACGCATTGAGTTCGCGAGTGAATTGCGTTTCTTCCCAACCTTCAAAAACTTTTCCCCCAATAAAGAGGGTCATTTGATCGGGAAGCGGAGTTGTTTTTTGATAAATACTAGGTGCCTCGGACATCGAGCACCTCTAGTGTTTGACCCCCGACAATATACGCAGGGTTGCGAATTTTGTTTCGGTCGATCAAGTCTTGCTCGCTGTCCACGTTTTCAAAAAGATCATACGCCACAACAAGCGACGGCGTGGTCTGCTTGAGTGCATACGATTGGACGTTTGGAAGGTTCGAGTCTTGATCGGGAAGCACACGCACAACTTGAGCTTTCACGTCTTCAAGAGCTTGAAAAACTTCGTCGTCGGGTGTGTTTAAAACTTGAGTTTCAAAATTAGTCACCAATTCTTCGCGCACAACTGCAACTTCGTCGGTCGAAGAAAACTCCGTGACGCTTGCAATTTGGGCGGCGTTTATTGTTGCCGTTTGTTGCATAAAACTATCGAAAACGGTTTTGTTGGTTTTCTCTTTTTCTCGCGTCGGCGTGTTGTATGGGGCCGAGTCGGAAACCGTCGCGAAACCCGTCATTGCCGACACCGCACGATAGGCGTCTTTGTTGCCGCCAAGAGCATTTTGCAAAAGAGCGAATGAGTCTTGAAGCCGTTGCGACAATTCCGAAGGCGCTTTGATAAGGTCGTTCACTTCGGCGCGCAGGTTGCGAATGTTGAAAGCAAGTTGTGAAATTTGGTCGGCCTTGAGGGCCAACCCTTTTGTTGCTTTTTCAAATGCGTTCGCGGCCTGCAACACGCTCTTGCGAGCGGTGTCGACCGCGAACCCCGGCAATCCGTCGATAGAAAAACCATTGTCAAACGCGTTTTTAGTTGCGGCTAAAGCGCCGAGAGCTTTGTCGTTTAATAGGTCTGTCTTGTCATCGACGTTATTCGGAAACCGATTGTCACCGGCTTCATAAAATTGAAATGCGATTTTAATTATGCGGCCTTCTTTGCTCGACTCATCGAACGAAAAAGCTCCGCATTGAACTTTGATTGTTCCAAGGCGCGGGTGAACAAGTTCGCCCGGGCCGAACGCGTTGGCCGCGTCTTTCATCTTGGCAAGTTGTGCCTTGATGTCGTCCCCGATCAAATAGCCGTCGACTTTAAATTGTTCGCCAACTTTTCCGAGGTCTTCAGGATAAGGTTTTTCACGATTGGGGAACTCATGGAAAGTGACTCGACGGCCTGCCGTGTATTGGTGCGACTCAACCTTAAAGGCCACACCGCGGAAACTTGCAGGTCTTAAATCGTCTTGCCATGAAGCCATTAGAACGCCCCCGCCATGCCGCGATTGATGTTAAGAAAGCCGCCTTGCGACTCGCCAATCACGCGGGTTGATTGTGGCGCATTCACGTTGATGTCAACGCGGGCGTTGTTCGTTTGAGTTATAAAATCAGAGTTTGCGGAAGCCGCTTGCGCAGGCGCCGCGCCGGTGTCTTTTCCCGCGGGCGAAACAAGGTCGAGCAATTTGCCCGCGCCTCTTGCCGCAAGACCGATGCCGGTGAATTTGGTGAACGGATTGTTTGCCAAAAAGTCGGCCGCTTTTTTCATCAAGCCAAGCACCATTTGGATTTTTTCAATGACCCAATCCCAAGCGGCAACAATGCCTTTCATGATTGCATCGCGGAAAATCCAAATGACTGCTATCAATCCGACAATGGCCGCACCGATCGCAATATAGGGAAGCAATGCCGCCCACGAGACGGCCGTCAAAAAGGTCCAAGCTGCCGACACGACGTTCAACGCTTTCATAATGGTGCCGAGGGCATTGATAAGCCCCGCAAGCCCCATAATGATCGGGCCGAGCACGGCCAAAAAGCCCGCGATCGCAGCGACAAAAGTCGCAACTTTCGGGTGCTCGTTGAACCATTGCATAAGGTTTGTCATGGCGTTTGCGGCCATTGCAACAAAAGGCGCGAGTCGGTTTCCAAGTGAAATCGAGAGCGCGTCCGTGTTGTTTTTAAATTTTGCAAGCGATGCCGCAAGGGTTGTCGTGGTGTCGTTATACTCTTCGGTGAGCGCGGTGTTTTTTCCGAACTCTTCGCCGGCAAAAGCTTGCGTCGTGCGAAGGTTGTCGATGTCTTTTGCAAGGCCGGTCAAAATAATTCCGGTCTTGTCGCCGCTCGCCCCAAAGAACGCAAGAGCTTCGGAAGTCTTGCCGCCTTTTTTCTCAATGGTGTTCAACCCGTTTAAGAAAGCTTCAAAAACTTTTTCCGGGTTGTCTTGAAATTGTTTTTTCAATTCGTCGCCGGTCATGCCGGTTATTTTTTGAAGGCCCTGCATTTTTATGCCGCCTTCACGAATTGCCGTGTCAATGCCTCGAAAAGCCTCGCCGACCGCGGTCGAAGCGTTTTTCGCTTCAAAGCCAAGAGGTGCAATTGATGTTGCAAGCCCCGCGATTTGAGTCGAACTCAAACCAAAACGCCCGATTTCTCGGGTCATCATTTCAGTCGATTCGAGGATTTTCGACGCCTTAACGCCATATTTATTTTCGAGCGCGGTGAGTGCCGAACCAAATTGGCCGACGGAACCGACGCCCTCTTTTGTGAGAGTCAAAATTCTATAGAGTGCTTGAGCCGTGTCCGGCCCCGCAAGGTTCGCAGTTTTTTCAAGTTGCGAAAGTGTGAGTGCAAATTTCTCAAGATTTTCAGACCCGCGCACGCCGGCTTCACCTGCGGCCGAGGCCATGCCCAAAAGTTTCTCTTGTGAAAAAGTTGTTTTGGTCGAGAGCTTGAGCATTTTGTCGCCGAAGTCTTTCAAGCTTGCGCCGGAAAGATCGGTCGCGCCCTGCACTTCATTGAGGGCACTCTCGAAGTCCATAAACTTTTTGATTGAATACGCGGCCCCCGCAACAACGGGCAACGTGATGCCGACGGTCATTGCTTTGCCAACTTTTGACAGACTCGGGCCAACGGCTTCGGAAAACTTTTCAACGGAAGAACGGAAACCCTTTGTGCTCTCTTGAAGAGCATCAAAATTCCCTTTCATTCGAGCAACATTTTTGCCCAATTCAGGAAACTTGTTTTTGATTTTGTCCATTTTCGCGGACAGTCGATCGACTAAACCGACCGTGACCGAAACTGGCAATTCATTTTGTCCCGTCATTTTCCCTTCCCGTTTGCTTTCCTTTGCGCCTCGATAACCTCGTTCATTCTTTCCGACCAAAAATAAATGTCTTCGTGGTCAAAATTATAAAGGTCCCCGGGCCCGAAATGAAAAAACTTAGCTAACGCCCCTATGGCACTTTTCCAGTCTCGGGGGAAGGGCCTAAGTAGTTTCCCAATAAGTCCGCAACTTCCATTCCGTCTTGAATGGAAAGTGAGTCAATAAGTTGTTGCGATTGCCCCGAGAGTTTGGAAGCGAGTCTTAGAATGTCGTCAAGCGTGGGTTCGGTGAGTTTCATAAACTTGATGTCGCCAATTTGCGGCTTTCTGAATTCAAGTTTTGAAACGGTCTCACTTCCCCAAGCGATCGGTTCTTTCAGTTCGTAAACTTTGTCAATTTTTGCATTTGTGTTCAAGTCGGCCCCCTTTACACAAAGATTTTAGGGCCGAAGTTTCCCCCGGCCCCGGTTAATTAGCGCACCTCTTCGGCATTCAAAGCTTGAATTTGGAATTGGATTTCGCCCTCTTCCGTTGTGATGTCTCCGTCACCGGAATACCACGCGTCCTTGAATACAATGATTTTTCCGTTCGCAAGACCCAACGTGACCGTCGCATCTTTCAAACCCAAAATCGTTTTCACGTCCAAGTCGCCCGCATCCGTGAGCGCCCCTTCAAGCTTCGGAGCTTGCACGGTTTCTTTATATCCGTGCACTTTGTCCGCGCCCAAAACGGCTTCGCGTTTGTTGACGCCAAGGTTATAAGTAAACTCACCTTTGGCGGCATAAAGCACGCCATTGGCTTTGACTTCAATAATTCCACCAACTCGCATTTTGTGCCCCCTTTACAGTAGGAATTGAATTTTCACACCGCAAATCACGAGTTGGTTCACCAAATCAGGCGGCATCAACACGTCAAGGCGGTTTGGGTTGCTCGCATTTCTTTCGACGATCAACTGCGATTTGAATTGATCGAAGCCCTCAACCAAGGCGCGCTCTTCCCATTGTTTGAACAACGAAACGAGTTCGGCTTTGATTGTGTTGGGTGTTGCAACGGCTTGGCCCGGCGAAAAACGAGTTCCGTCGGAAGCCAATTTGTGTCGTCCATACTTGGAAGTGATTCGAGCTTTCGCCGAAAAACGCAAATATGAAAGCGCCATTGGCACGTTCAAGTAAAGATAGGAAATGTCAGGCGACCCGAAAGCGTTTTGCTTATAAGTCGTGATAAGTCCTTCAATCCGAACAATGCCCCCGGCATCAACATCAAAGGTCGCAATTCCGTTGTGCAAAAGGATGTCGCGCTCTTGAAGCGTGAAGTGTTCCGTCTTGCTCGGTGCCCAAATGTTTACAAGGGGCAACGTGTGGAAGGGGCGAACGGCGTCGTCGGCCATAATGCTGATCGAAACTTGTGCCGCAACTGCCGCAGCGATTTGCCAAGGTGAGCTTGGCCCGCGGGTCATCATGACGGTTGTGAACTGCGAATTTCGCGTGTTCCCAAACGTCACAAGGTTGCCGTGAGTTTCGCGTTTTGCCGCGATCAAATAGCCGTCGTTTTGACGGATAGGACCGAAGCGGCTTGCAAGCTCCGTCTCGGAAGACGAAAGGTTTGCGGAACCAACCCAAGGGCTCACAAAAAGCAAGTATTGGGTTTCGCCAATAACCGGCCACACCGAAGAAATGTCCGGGTCGCCTGCGCCCGAAGCCATTGCGGTGATTGTTGCGGTGACACCTGCGGGAAGTTCTTCACCCAAGAAATAAGAATGGCGCACGTTGATTTCATTCCCGTGCAGACCTTTATTTTTTGCAGTGAGGTCGACTTCATAAGCGTTTGTGCCGTTGACTGCCGCGCTCACAACGCATTTTGTGATTGCGTTGATCGCCGCAACAACTGCCGCCGCGATTGTGATTGCGGTGTCCGTCGTTGCAACTGCAACTTGAACATTCACGCCGCCAACCATGAGCGACACAACGCCGGCTTTCGTGGGCGAACCCGTGAAAGCAATTTTTCCCGTAGCCGCAACGCCTGCGCCATTGTCGGCAACGCCGACGGCCCAAATTTCTGCGCTCGGGGTTGCATCAAAAATCTTTTCGAGCATATCGGCCAAGACCGAACCAATTCCGAAATAGTCTGCGCCTTGCTCTTTGCTCGTTACAAGCTGCGGAGTCAAAGCGGGTTTCGTTCCCGTCGAAAGACGGTTTCCGATGACCATAATTCGGAAGGGTTGCTCAACCAAACCTTGCACCGCTCTTGAGTTGTCGAACTCAGCATAGAAGAGCGGGACACGGATTGTGCTCGGAAGTTGATTAAATCCGATTGTCATTTAAGACCCCCTTCATTTTTGCTCTTGCCTGCTTTCGCCGACTCAAGCGGTTGTTCTTTGATTTCTTCCATAAGAACGACATCGCCTTCGGCAAGTCGTCGATGCCAATAAGTCGAAGACTCAACAACGGCGCCCTCAACGGGCAACTCGCGGTTCAAATCGGGCATCACGATTTTGAGTCCTTCTTTTGGTTTCACCTTAATTTTCATTTTCCCCAGCCTTTCGTTTTTAAGTTTGTGGCAAATCTATCTTATCCTTAGCGCGATCAACGTCGGTCGAAGTTGTCGGCTCGGTTTCCGGCAACTTCCATTTCGTGTCGACGCCTAAGAATGCGTTAAGTTCAAGACCTTCCGGCAATGCGTATTTGATGAACTCAATGTCGTAGTCTAAAATCAACGACCCGATAGGCGTTTGCCCTTCGCCTTCAAACGAATAGCGAGAGCCCGTCAATTGCACACTGTTAGTGATTGGCTTGAGAGTTTCTTCGTTGTCCTCGTTGGCTTCCAACAAGTTTTCGATTTGCTCGCCAATGGTTTCGAGTTGTTCGTCCAACTCGTCGTCATTTTTCCCGACGCCAATCACTTCGATTTTCAGAGCGAAATTTCGACCATATCGTTTCGGCGCTTGGTCAAAGAGCCGGACGCGTTCACTATCAGGATAAATAAGAATGGCGGGCAATTCAGTGTGATCGAATTTTGTGGAACGAGACACGAACACGTTCGCTTGCGCGTCGGTGTTTCCTTTCAACAAGTCACGAATGACGTGTCGAATTTTAAGCTTTTGTCGCTCTAGTGTCACGGTTTGCATTTACAACCTTCATTGCGTGAAGCAAAAGCACCGCGCCGCCTTGTCCGTCTTCGCGTTTTTCTTGAACACGAAACCTTGCGCCGCGAACTTCGACTTCATCGTCTTTTTTTAAGTCCCATTCAATCGCGTTTAAATTCACACCAAGTGCCGGTTGATTTGCAGAAATCAATTGCTCGGTCTGCACGTCAACAATTTGAAAATCATTGTCGAAAACGGCCTGCACTTCATAGACACCCCCGCCTTGAGGGAAAAATTTTACTTTTTCCCCGAAGGTGTTCATGCCATGAGTGAGGACGTTATCGACAAGATTTCTAAAATCCATTTTTTCGCCTTATTAGACCGACAAAATCACTTCGCAAACGGCAGCGCCGTCAGCAACCGTGGCCGCGAAATAACCGATCAACGTGTTGCCGGAAGCAACCGCCGTCACTTTTTTCGCAGAGTTGTCCCAATAAGCTTTTGCACCTTGTGCGCCGCCGGTGCTTGCGCCCGTCGCCTTCACAAGTGAAAATTGACCTTTGATTGCGGCCTCAACTTCGGCGCCGCTCAAAGCGTCGTAAGCTGCCACACCAAACATTGCGCCAACCAAGAGGCCGGCACCGCTAAGAACGTCATAAGGTGCGGCAACCGTTACAACATCGGCGGGTTTCACGAAATTTTTCATTTTAAGTTTCCTTTCAAAAAATTTTTTTAAGTTTTTGGGCCGCCGTTAAGCGGCCCAAGTTTCATCCAACCAATTACGCGCCTGCGTTTTTGAAGAACCCGCGATAGTCGAGGGCTTTCATTCCGAAGTCATAGGCGATTTTTGTTTCCATTCCGTCGATGTCGAAACCTTCGCGGACAGAAATTTTAGGGCCTTGACCGTCGATGCGGGCCATTTCAACCATTGCGATTTTTGATTTGTCGGCCATCAAATACCACGCGGTTGCGGAACCGGCGTCCAAACGAGGCTCTGCAATCACTTGCAGGCGTCCCGCGAACGGGTTCACTTGACCGTTTTGGTTCGGAGTCACTTGAGAAACGAATTGGTCTGCAACCGTCTCAAGAGCCGTCGGCACAACCAAATAACTTGCGCTCAAGTTGATCGGTTGCTTATCAAGATCAAGCAAAGAGCGCATTTTTGCGCGGCCTTCACCCAAGCTTGCAATCGAAATCACTGCCGCGGTTCCCAAGTTTCCATGAGTTGCATGGAACATTGTTTGACCCGTTTCGGCCATGACCGGGTTGCCAAGAATGATTGCCCAAAACAATTCGTTTTCTTTTTGTTTTGCGCGCATTCCAAGCGAAGACGGAATTTTTGTGAAAGCACCAAGGTCGTCATTCATCAAAAGCTTGCGTGTCGCTCCGATGATAAGACCATAAGTGTCGACCGCGTATTTCTCGCCGGTTTCAACAAGACTTCCGCGCTTATATTCGCCGTGCTCGTTCACTTTTTGCAAAGTGCCGCCGTCCGACAAACGAACGCTTGAAATTTGTTTAAAATCGGCAACCGAAACTTCGCTCACAAAAGGCATGAACGTGCTTGGCGCTTGTTCATAGGCTTTTTGCAAAGATTTGTTGGCGATGTTTTCCAAAACCTTCGGAAAATCCGAAGACGAATGCAAAGCACGCTCAGACAACTCACGCGGAGTTAAGTCATAAGCGTTGCGCACGCCTTCCATTGCCAAGATTTTGCGAGCCATGCCCAAAAGACCGTGAGCGCGCATTTCGCCGTCGCCGTCTTTCAAAGCAAATTTGCTCGAATCAAATTGATTCAACAAAACGCGAGTTGCGGCCTCACGTCTTGCAATTAGTTGTTCCATACCTGCCCCCTCAATTCTCACGTTGTTGTTAGTTCTAACTTGGTTAGAAGTTTCTTCCATTTTTGCGAAAATCGCGGCGCGAGCGGCCTCGATTGTCATTTTCACGTCTTTGCAAAGCTCGTCCGCGAAACCCTCTTCGAGTTTTGCAGTGCGAACCGCTTTGCGAATTTCACTTTGTCGAGTTGCCTCGGCAATGCGAATTTGCTCCGCTTGTTCCGGCGTTACTTGTGCGCCTCGCTCACCCTCTGCACCCGCAGCGGGCGTGCTTGCAGCGGCAGCGCCTTCCGTTGGTGTCGAACCCTCGGCAGGTGCCGCGGCTTCGGTTGAGGGGGAAGCGGGGGTTTCAGTTACATCGTCGGCGGCACGAGTGCCGTCTTGATTTTTCTTTCCCATACTTTCCTCTCTTTCGTTGTTTGTTTCTAAAACACACTCATTTGTTGGCGTTCCCTCACGAAGTTGCAAAACTCCGTCTTCCCCGCGGGCCTGCGCACCCGCATCGGCCGGAATGCCGACAAAACTTAGTTCCATAGGTTCCCAATCAACTGCGCGATAGATTGGGGTTTCGTCCGCAACATCTTGGCCGGGCGGCATATTTTGTTTTTCAAAACGATGCACGCGGTAGCCGACTGAAATGTTGCGAATAATGCCGGTTTCAATGTCGCGCACGATGCCGGCAAGTTCTTCACGTTCCGAAAGTCGCACGGTTGCGTAACCAATTCCGTCTTTCACCCAAGCGCGCTCGACGACGCCGATCACGTCGCGCAAGTCCCAATTTGAATGATTGTTAAGAAGAGGTGCGCCGCCATTTAAGCGGTCCATGCGAATTGCTTTGTCGGAAACTTCGAGTTCTTCATAGTACGGTTCACCAAACCAAGGTGAGCGAAGAACTTTTGCGCCCGTCGTCCAAGAAACGTCGACGGTTCTTTTTTCTTTGTTGAACGTGCCCGGCGTAAACCCGGCGCGCACGTCAAACAAAGGCAAATTAGCTTTGCGTTTGATTGTTTTCATTGTTTTGACTCCCTTGAAATTGTTTCGGCGCTTGCTCAACGGACGCGTCACTTGTGAGCTTCAATTGATAAGTGTCGATCATTTGTTTGTCTTTGGCGTATTGAGCGAAGTGCTCTTCCGGGTCTTTTCCGAGAGCCATAAGCTCTTCGCTCCACGTTGAAAGCCCGGCTTTGATTGATGCCTCGGCCGCCGCGATTTCTTTTGTCGGGTCAATCATTTCACGACGTGGCGGTGTGTGGACCGGGGTCATTTGAGAAAAGTCTTTTCCTAAAATTTTGCAAACTTCAATGAAGTCCTCGACGACGCCGGAAAGAAATCCGTCAATGACTAATTCTTTGCGCCACACTTCAAGGTTGCGCATGAACTCAATCCAACCCAAGCGCGCCGAAGAAAAATTCACCTCGGACAAATCGCCGGTGAGCACTTCATAAGAAAGCCCAAGACCTGCGGCAACCGAGCGAAGCACGTTTTTTGTGAATTGGTCATAGTTGGCAACTTCCGGCGGCGCAGAAAAGGTGACTGTCTTTCCGGTCGGCAGAAATTCAATCAAACCGGGTTCAACTCGCTCCGAAAGATCGGGACTTGTCGCCTTGTCCCCTTCATTTGAGTCAAAAACGTCGGCCGAAATGTCTTGAACAAAGGCCGTGAAGCACGCGGCGATCTTTTGGCGCATCAATTGTGCGTCTTCATAGTCGTCAAGGTCCTTCAAACGGACCATAACAGGGGCCAACCAAGGCACTCCGCGGGCCTGTCCGGGCCGCTCTTGACGGAAAATATGGCGAATTTCAGAGGCCGGAACCCGCTTAGAAACGAGCGAAGTGAGTTGATTTTGCTCATAAAAAGCGCCCGGATGTTGCTCAAAAATCCAATATGCGACCCTTTTCCCGTCTTGATCGAACTCAATTCCTTGAATAATGGTGTTGCCATTGGTTGTTTGGAACTGCGTTTTGTCGGTGTCGAGAAAATCAGACTCTAAAATCTGGTATTGCAGGGGAAAATCGAGCTTTCGATTGAAGCGTTTGCGAATTAAAATTTCGCCGGACTCGGGCACGGCTTGCATAATCATTCTTTGAAAACCAAAAATGTCATATCGGCCGTCAAAATCAAAAACCTTGGACTCTGCCCAAGGTTTCCATAGTTCTTCCGCGGGATTTGTTGGCGTGTCGGAATTTTTATCGCGGAATTGAGTTCGAATGCCTTTGCCAACTGTATTTGTTGCGATCGCTTGAAGCCCGCGGGCCGCAAATGGGTTGTTTCTTTTCAAATCACGGGAACGGTTGCGAAGAGTTTCGAGGCTTCCATAAATGGCCGAATTTGCCGAGGTTGAGTCTGTTCGCCAATTGCGCATTCGTTTTGATTTTGATGCGCCTTCATATTTTCGGACCTTAGCCCAAGGGTTTATCCGATGCCAAAAGCTTTTTTTCATTCGTCACCTAGACCTTTTGAGTGTCGGGCGACTTTCCTTGTCCCGCCGAAAAACCCTTTTTCGCCGCAAGTCTCATCCATGCCGAGCTTTTTGCGGAGCAAAGTCCGCACGCGCATCATTTCTTCGAGGGAACGATAGGTGACTTCTTTGTCGGTGTACTTGACGGTCTGCACGCCTTGAAGGATTGCGCTCTCAAGACTTTCGAGCGCCTCAATTGTGAATGGCGTTTGATATGTTTTTGAACTCAAGTTTTCCCCTCACCAAAACGAAGACTCACGACGGACTCTTCGTGCCCCACGAGACGCGACGTTTTTTTCATTGACTTGTCGTGTTTCGTTATCAGTTTGTGAAGGTTCATTGACTTTTGCAACAACATTTTTTTCGGCGGGCGGGGTTTTGGGTTTCTTGAAACGGTCGAGCCCTGCCAATGACGCGGCGGCTCGTGCATAAATTCGGCAGTCAAGTGCTTCGTTTCGTTCACGCTCTTTCACCCATTCCGTGTGTGCAAAACCCCTTCGATTTTTTTTGATGAGCAATCTTTCCGCGGTGAGTTCTTTGAAATAGTCTTCGCCATATTCGGGGAAGTGACAAAAACCCGGCGGCGTTTCTTGCTCGGCTTCCGGCACAAGAAACTTGAGCCAAGAATACAGTTCGGATTTTAAAAGTGAAACACCAATTGCAAAAACTTTTATTCCCCGTCTAATGGTCTTGCCTGAAAGCTTCACGTCAACCGCCCGCGGTTGCCCGACCATGACACTCAAAGAGTCCATACCTTTGATCGGGATGACCCGCGTGATTGGATAGCGCCGGCAAAAGTTGTAAACGTGTTGTGTGTTATAACCCGAATCGACCGCAACCATTTTCACCGGCATCGTGCCGCCGTCTTCGCGGGTGAACTCTTTGTCGATCACTTGCGCGAGCGCATTCCATGGCGAGTCGTTCACGCCAAAAGCAAGCGCGGTGTCCCCTAAACAAACACCCATGTCGACCGACCACGACTCGCGGTTGTTGCCCCAACCCACGACTTCAAAATGCAGTCGATCTTTTTGAACGTCGACGCCCATGGTGAGAAATTGAACTTGTTTCGGCACGGTTCCGATTTCATATTTCTCGCGGCGTTGATATAGGTTTTTCCATTCCGGCGCGTCCCCAACTTCTTTATAAGTCTCACCTAAAATTGTGTTGTGAAACGCTTTTAGCTTTTCCGTTTTGCGGTATTTTTGAAACTCGTTGTCGGCCTCTTCTTTTGCGGCCGCAATTTCTTTCCAAGAAAACCAACCTATCGGCGAGTAAAGCGCGGACAAATGGAAACCGACGACCCCGCTTTCTGCGGTTGCCTGCCATTCGCCATCGGCGAACATTTTAGTTTTGAAGCGTTCTTCAATTCCGACCCCGCACCCGCCGGTTTCGCCGTCACAATAATAAAGAACCGACTCGGGTTTTCCGGGGGTCCATTGAAGGTTTTTAAATTCCAACTTTTGTTTGTGACCACAATGAGGGCAAGGGACGAAATAAAAACGCTTATCGCTGATTTCAAATTCGTCATCAATCTTTGATATTCCGTCAATCGTCGGCGTTGAGACAAGAAACGCTTTTCGACGTGAGAAAGTTCTAGACCGCGCAAGCACAAGCGACACCGGGTCGCCTTGTCCCTCAACGTCCAAAGGGAACTCGTCAAGTTCGTCGAGCATGACAAATCGGGCGGGCATTGACTTCAACCCGGCCGCGGAATTCGCCCCGGCCAACGCCAATGTCCCGCCCGGAAAATCTTTGAGCAAAATTGTTGTCGAAGAGTCTCGGGACTTTTTTGCCCGGACCTTTTCGTTGAGCCGCGGACACTCTTCAATCAATGGTTCAATCCGTTGCCGCGAAACTTTTCGCGCAAGATCAACGGTTGGAAGCACGAGCATGAAAGGCCCCGGCGCATAGTCCATGACATAGCCGAGCCAATTGTTGCCGCTTTCCGTTCCCCCAACCTGCGAACCTTTTTTGAACACAACTTTTTGTGCCGGGTGAAAGATCGAAAGACAGTCCATGATTTCTTTTAAATACGGCGTGCGGCTTGTGCGCCACGGGCCGGCTTCGCTTGACGCTTTCTTGGAAAGAACGCGGTGTTGGTCGGCCCATTCGCTCACTGATAAAATTGGGTCGGGTTTTAAAACTTCGGCGGCAAACCTGTTAAGCAACGACGCGTGCATTCAGTAACCTTGAAAGACCGTCGAGCGCGGCGTTCAATTCCTTATAAAGTTTGGTTTCCATTTCAACGATGTCGGTGCACGCCATGAGTTCGGGCGCAGCTTTCGCCGGCACGTTCAAAATGTTTTCTCGAATGGCCGTGCAAATTTTTTGAATTTCTTCTTTCACGTCTTTGACATCAACCAAGCGCCCTTCGAGTTCGGCAACTTCCAATTCGAGCTTTCGCGCTTTGAGTTCTTCCGAACCGGCCTTGGCCGAGCGATAGCGGTCGAAGTTGTCGGTGCCGGCATAGGGAACCTTTTCGACTTCGACCTCTTGGCCTTCGATCACTTCTTTTTTAAATTCCGATTTCGGAAGAGGCGGCAGCTTTTTATCAAGCGGGCTTTTGCCTTTGTGTTTTTCGTCCGCGGCCGCGGGCCCAAACATTTCGTCAATCACGTTGGGCGCCGGGGCCGCAAGGGGCGGGGGCGCAATGTTTCTTTTGAGCAAGGCCGCGGACTGTTCGGCGCTTTCACTGCGACGACGCGCAAACTCTTGGTCGGCAACTTCCGAAATGATTTTCGGCCGCTTCAAGTTCGAACGGTCAATGGCGTGTTCCGGTATAGAACCCCGCTTTATTCTTTCTTGCAGTGTGGCAAGAGCAATGCCCTGCATTCGAGCATACTCTCTAAACGAAACTAACGGCACCCCGCCCCCTTTTGGTCAATATAGTGCGGGAACGACCGGGCCCTGTCAATTTTTCAGGGGGCTAAAAAACAAAAACCCCGCCGCGAAGCGAGGTTTATGACCTTTTTAAGTGAGCCCAATCGGTGCAGGCAACCTGATTGAACACCGCTCACCCGGTGTGCACGACCTACCTGAATACTTCGTGCAGTTTCGCATCGTCATCGCTCGGGAAGCCGTCTCGTTTTGTATGCTCACACGTTGCCGTAGAACTCTCATGCGAGACTGCGACCTTATGCTCGGGCGCAGGGAAAATCGAAATCAGGTTTGCGCAGTACGCTTTCGATTGCAAGTGCAAAAATGAACTTTCTTCTTTGCGCCGTGTCGCATTTATGCAAGCTCGTGTGCATAAAGTTGTGGGCGGTGTGGATAACCGTGCCGGGTGTTCCGGGTGTTCCGCCCTAAAACCCTTGCGCGCAGCGGACACCGCGGCATTTGTGACAGGGGTCATAAAACCTTCAAAAACTACGCGATTTTTGCGCGCGGTGCCCGG